CCTCAAGGACGAGCAAATGAAGCATGGGGTGCACAAATGCCCTTGCAGCAGGCGATGATTAATATTCACGGAGGAGCAGGATTCCAGCAGGGATTCGCCCGTGGCGGAATAGTGAGTTTGGTAACATAATGTTTGGACTGCCAGTAGAAATGATAACAATGCTAGGATCCAGTATGCTAGGTGGTTTCATGACCATCTGGGGACAGTCCATCAAGGCAAAACAGGCGGACCAGAAGATGCTTCTTGCACGCGGAAAATTCCAGATGCAGGCAATTGAATCAGCAAGGAAATACGAGAATGAAGGGTTCCAGTGGACAAGGAGAATTATTGCGCTTACTGCAGTATTCTTTATAATCGTCTGGCCTAAGATTGTTCCAGTCTTTTTTGACGTTTCAGTCTTCCTGACATGGACAGAGTTTAGTCGAGGTTTTCTGTTCCTAATCGAACAGAAGGAAATGCTTGTGGACAGGAAGTTCGCAGGTGTGGTAATAACGCCAATGGATACGCATCTGATGGCAGCAATTGTGGGGCTTTACTTCGGTGGAAGTTTAGTTAAAAAATAGTTGCATAACTTATTAAAATAATATATAGGAGAATATTATGGCAAGAGATCTTAAAGATATAACAGGAAGGGCCCTCCAGCGCAGAACTAAGGATGCAATGGGAAGAGCGTTATTTCACGGCAATGGTAAAGCAAAACCTAAGAAACATAAACAAGGATATAAAGCTAGAGAAGATGAATCTTTGGGTATGAGAACTGGGAAAGAATCCACTAAAAAACAATCCATGAAAGCTCGTAGGGATGAATCTTACGGTGCATGGGGAAAACGTGGAAATCAAAAGATTAATAAAAAACATGGTGGAAGCGTTAGTTCTAGAACTAAACACATTATGGATGAAAAAGATGAAATCCGTAGAGTGGATCGTGAAATTAGAAGAAATGAAGGCTACAAAAAGGGTGGAAAGGTAAAAAAATAACTTGGAAGATACAACCGCTATCTATGTAATCCTGAAAAGGATTAGGGAGCGCAAAGAACAATTAAAAAACATTATCGCCAGTGGCATTCACAGCTTTGACGAATACAACAAGACGGTGGGTGAATACAAAGGCTATAATATAATGGAACAGGAGATACAGGACCTGCAGAAAGATGAAGAACAAAGAGATACCAAAGCGTAGATTCGCTCTTGAGGAAAAAGACCTCGCCATAGAAGCGGATAAAAATAATAAATTAGCTGAAGACAAAGAGAATCGTTTTATTACTAAGATACAGCAAGAGGCTCTTGAAAATGTTAAGCATCTCGATACTGATAAAGCATTAGAACGATTACCCAACCCAACTGGGTGGAGAATTTTAGTTCTCCCCTATAAGGGTCAAGGAAAAACTAAGGGTGGAATAATATTGTCCGACACGACGATGGAGGAGAGGGGCTTTTCAACAGTAACAGGCTTAGTATTAAAAGTAGGGCCAGATGCCTACAGTGACAAAAATAGATTTCCAAATGGGCCATGGTGCAAGGAAAATGACTGGATTATATTCGGTCGCTATGCCGGATCCCGTTTTGGAATAGAGGGTGGTGAAGTTAGAATACTTAATGATGACGAGATAATTGCTGTGGTAAAAGACCCAGAGGATATCTTGCAATTTAAAACATAACAGGAGGAAATATGCCTGCAGAACAAAAAATGCAAGTGCAAATGCAATCAGAAGCAGACGCCAAGATGGTTGACTTGCCTGCCGAGGGTGCATCTACAGAGGTTAATCTCGATGAATCACCTAAAAAAGTCAATACTGACGATACATCAAAAGAAGTGGATGTAGGTGTTAGTGAAGGCGCTAGCTCATCAGAAGTCGAAGACTATGGTAAAAAAGTTCAATCCAGGATTGATAAATTAACAAAAAGAGCGAGGGAAGCTGAAAGACGCGAACAAGCTGCTGTTCAATATGCACAGGGAGTTCAGCGTGATGCTCAAGAAATAAAAAGTAGAGCACAGCAAGTTGATTCCGGATATGTTGCTGAATATGGGGATCGTGTGGAATCTCAGATTACCAATGCTAAAAGAGAATTAAAGGAAGCAATGGATTTGGGTGATACTGAAAAGCAAGTTGACGCTCAAACTAAACTTAGCCGTTTAGCCATTGAGGAGGAACGTGCAGCATCCCACAAGGCTCAGCGTGAAAGATTGAGACAGGAGATGGAGGCACGAGGAGTGGACCCACGACAACCACAAATGCCTCAGCAACCATATCCACAGCAAAGACCAGCCCCAAGGCCGCCGGATCCAAAGGCAGAGGACTGGGCCAACAAAAACGAATGGTTTGGACAGGATGAACCAATGACCTTGACATCTTTCTCAATTCATCGTAAACTGGTTGAAGAAGGATTTGACACCACATCCGATTCGTACTATAATGAAATAGACAAAAGGATGAAGGACACTTTCCCTCACCGATTTGATAAAGTTTCGCCAACCCAGGCAGTTTCTTCTGTTAATAGAAGTGCAGGTCCAGGAAGGCGCAAAGGCACCGTGAGACTCACACCATCACAAGTTGCCATTTCAAAAAAACTAGGTGTGCCACTAAGCGAATATGCGAAGTACGTGAAGGAGTAGGCATATGATTATGACAACGAAACAACCGCAAAAACTACCATCACGCGAGTCTGAAACTAGAGAGAAAACTTCTCGAAGGAAACCATGGGCTCCACCGTCATCACTAGATGCACCACCTGCACCAAAGGGCTTTAAGCACCGTTGGATAAGGGCCGAAGTAGTAGGACAGCTGGACAATAAAAATGTCTCTGCCAGACTACGGGAAGGTTGGGAATTTGTCCGAGCGGATGAATATCCTGATACTGAATGGCCTCAATTAGATTCAGGTAAATATAATGGTGTTATAGCTGTTGGAGGTTTAATGCTAGCAAGGATTCCTGAGGAAACCGTTAATGAGCGAAATGCTTACTTTCATCAACTGACGAAAGATAAGGATGAAGCGATTTCAAACGATCCACTTAAGGACCAACATCCTAGTATGCCGATCTCTTCGGAGAGAAGCACTCGCGTAAGTTTTGGTGGCAAAAAAACCTAGTAGGTTTTCCACATAATTTACACAATTTTGACACACTCATGAGGAGTGGGTCACAACTAATTACTATGAGGAAAAATCATGGCAAATGTAGACGCGCCATTTGGTTTTAGACCGGTAGGTGAATTAGGTAGCAATATCCAAAATGGCGGTACCACAAAGTATCGTATTGAGGATAACCAAACTGGAGCTATTTACAAAGGAGACCCTGTCTTCGTTGGAGATGGATCCGATGCTGGTGCAGCCGTAACCCCTTCAGCAGGCTATATAGCTTCTGCTGCGGCGGGTAATATCTGTTGCATTGGTATTTTCAATGGTTGCTACTATATCGATCCTACTAGTGGTAAACCAACGTGGTCAAATTACTATCCTGGTGCTATAAACATCACCGAGGGTACGATTGATGCGTATGTCTATGATGATCCGAGCAAATTGTTTGTAGTACAAGCTTCCGGAACGTTAACATATGCGTCAGCAGTCAATAACAATATTGACATGGCGACATACGTTGCAGGATCCACTATTAACGGCCAATCAAAAGTAGAATTGGCTGCATCAGTGACCGCTTCTGGAGCTACAGCACAATTCGTTATTATGGGACTTTCAGAAGACCCTTCTAATAGCGATGCGGCGTCAGCAAACTCTAATTGGATTGTTAAATTTAACGAACATCGTTATTATAACAATGCTACTCATACATTCTAACTTAGGGAGATAATCAATGGTCATATCACGTATGCAATTGGTCAAAGAACTCGAACCAGGTTTGAATGCACTGTTCGGGTTAGAATACGACCGATACGAAAATCAAAACGCAGAAATCTTTGAAACAGAGAGTTCTGATCGTGCGTTTGAAGAAGAAGTGATGCTTGGTGGTTTCGCCAACGCTAGTGTAAAACCTGAGGGTCAAGGTATTGTATACGATGACGCTCAAGAAACTTACACTGCTAGGTATACCAACGAGACTGTCGCTTTGGCTTTCTCATTAACTGAAGAAGCCGTAGAGGATAATCTCTACGACAAAATCAGCACTCGATATACAAAGGCATTGGCTAGATCAATGGCTAACACTAAACAAGTAAAAGGTTCAAATGTGTTGAATAATTCAACTACAGCTACCTATACTGGTGGAGACGGAGCACTATTAGTTGCTAACGACCATCCAACGCTTAGTGGAAACCAAACAAATCTATTAACCACTGCTGCCGATCTTAACGAAACTTCGTTGGAAGCGGCTCTTATCCAGATTGCGGAAATGAAGGATGAAAGAGGATTAAAAATTGCTCTAAGGGGCATGAAATTAATTCTTCCGGTAAATCTTCAATTCGTAGCTGAAAGGTTATTGAACTCTGCAGGACGCGTAGGCACAGCTGATAATGATATCAATGCAATCAAATCTATGGGCATGGTCCCACAAGGTTATGTCATCAACAATTTCTTGACTGACACTGATGCATGGTACGTTAAAACTGATGCTCCTAATGGACTTAAACACTTCAATAGGGCGCCTATAAGAACTGCAATGGAAGGCGACTTCGATACTGGTAACGTTAGATATAAAGCGAGAGAAAGATACAGCTTCGGCTGGTCTGACTGGCGTGGAATATTTGGCACCCCAGGCGCAGCGTAAAATAAATAAAGGAGGGCGAAGTTAGTTTCGCCCTCTTTACTAAACCCCGTTAGACTTAAAACGACTACTTATTTAGGAGGGTAGACAAATGGGAACAACAACTTTTAATGGACCAGTTAGGTCGGAGAATGGATTTAAATCTATTTCCATAGCCGCATCAACTGGTGTAGTTACAGATGAATCTGTT